ATGTGCAGCGTGATCAGCGTCTCGTGCTGATCGGCCGGGATCACATGGGCCTTGAGCTGGTCTGCCAGCCAGGCTTCGGCCGCCGTGCGGGCGCGCGCCTGTTCGAGCGCGGCAATCTGACCCTGCAACGTGGCAACCTGCGCCTGCAGCGCGGCCACGGTGCTCGCGCCGGCCTTGGTGCCCTTGGCCGCCAGAAGGATCGCGGCCGGATCGCCGTCTTCCACGCCAAGCGCCGCGCCGATCTCTGCCAGCGCGGATTGCAGGGCGGTATTGGTCGCGGCGGGGATTGCGGCCAGAAGCTCATCCTCGGTCGCGTCTTTGGGCTGGCCGAGCTTTTCGGCCAGGCGTTCCATGAAGGTCATGGATCCGGTCTCCTGGTGGTTGAGCGCGGGCAGGCCGCGCAGGTTCGGACGATTGACGAGGCTGGCGCGCAGGATGCTGCGCACCGTCTTCCCGTCCTTGGCGTCGATGCCGAGGACGGGCGAGATGAAGCGATAGGCGCGGTCGGCGAGAAGGGCAGCTCCTTCGCGGGTCCATTCGACCCTGGCCCAGATGCCATCGGCGCGAGCCTGCAATTCCTTGATCCAGCCACGCGCCGGGGCTTCCTCACCTTTGGGGCCGCGCAAGTCGATGGAGTGATTGATGTCGATCGGCAGATCGCGCCCCGCTGCCATCGATGCGCGCACGACAGCCTCTGGGTCGGTGTAGGAATAGGGGCCGCGCTCGTCCTGCGTCTCGACGCGACCGGGCGGCGGCAGGACCATGATCCAGTCGGGGACCGTGCCGTCCGCTTCGGGCAAGGCAAGGGCCGACATCAGGGCGATGCGAGGGGCGGTGCTCATGGCGGCACCATGACCCACCCGGCGCAATCGGATAACCCGCAAGGATGTACGGGGAAGGCACGCCCGGACGGCTCATGGAAACGTGACGCAGCGGCGAGCTTGCGTCAACGGTTCCGATGAGGTTAGCCGGCCGCCTCTCCCAAGGCTTCTGCGACGATGTCCAGGATATGGCTGCGATCCGTCTCCGACAGACCGAGGAAAGGCCGGGCGGGAATATCGCCCCAGGGGATCGGTCCGCCGCGCGCAGTGCGGCCCGAAGCGCCCTGCGCTTGCCCGAAATGCATCACCGCCGACTGAATGGCATTCGAGCCGACGCGGACCGAGGTCGGTCCGGCTTCGGGAAAGATGGTGCCGATCATGGTGCCGGTGAGGTCGAGCGGTCCGCCGCGTGGCCGGGCGGGCGGTCGCATCGCGGCATAGCGAGCCAGCGTGGCCGGCGAGCGGGGCGCGAAGGGCGTTCCGTCAGGAGACCGTCCCGCGAGCATGCGATCCTTGGTCGAGACCATGAGGACCTCGCCAATCTCCTGCATGACCGGGGTCATGTCGGTCAGCCGGGCCGCGAGCCGCGCAAGTGCGTTGCGAACTGCATCGTCCTCAAGCCGGATTTCGATCATCGTTCATCACCCGATCAGCTATCTGGAGGCGGCGGGATGCTTGGTCCGCGCGACCGCGAGGCCGCCAGGTCACGCGCGAGGGGAGCCGGCAATCTTCGGATCTTCTCCGATACCATCCGGTTCACGTCATCGGTGACACTCGCTCCCGGCGCGTAGGCCCATCCCTTGTCGATTCCGGTCGGTGCGCCGGTCCGCGGATCGATCCTGTCCCAGCCGGGCGGCAAAGGCTTGTCCGGGTCGCCGCCGACGCGACGAACCCCGGCCGCCGTCCGGGCTCCGGCGACGTAGCAGGAACAGCCCCAGCCATTAGGAGGGTAGTGCTGCGCCCAGAACGGATGGTCGGGCGGCAGGGCCACGCCGTTCCAGGACAGGTGCTGCAGTCGCGGCTCCTCGCTGCCGCCATGGCGATAGACCCAGAAGGCATAACCTCCGGCTGTCAGCTGCGCATGGCGCCCGGCGGCGTAACTGGCCAGGACGTTGGTCCGGTAGATCACCTGCGTCCGCCATCCCTCGGTGCTCTCGCGATCCTCTCCGGTCCAGCCATGCCAGCCGTGCTCCTCCACGATCCGGCGGAAGTCGCGACGGAACTGGTCAAGCGTGGTGCCTTGCGTGATCGCCTTGTCGACTGCGGCAGCAAGGTCTGCCAGAAGGTCGGCCTTCATCACGCCCGCGACGACGAAGGCCCGGTCGTGCTGCGCATGCCAGAGATCTCTCCACGAAGCCGTTCCGATCTGATTGCTCAGCCTGATCCGCCAGGCCGCGACCTGCTCGGCAAAGGGGCGTCGGAAGGTGGCGATGAGTTCGGGGTCAGCCATTGCTCTCTGCGTCCACCATGGCCCGGCCTCCGAGGTGCGCCGACAGCATCGCAAGCGCGAGGACCCCGGCCAGTCCACCAGCGTCAAGGTCGGGGAAGGCGGCGAGCATCATCTCGCGAAGCTCCTCAAGCGAGCCCGCAGCACCGACCATTGCCTCGATCCGGCGCAGCATCGCCTCCATCTCGGGGGCTGCTGCGCGGGCGAGTGCTTTGGTCAGGATGTCAACCGGATCAGGACCCGTCTTCACAGACGACCGCAGGGTCGTGGCTTGGCCTTCTGCCTGGGGGGCTGCGCGGGTTGCTTGGGACCCGGGCTCCGGCTGGCCATCTGCCTCATCGTTCCGTGCCAGGCCGGGAGGCGATCCCGACAGGATTTCGTCGTCGGGACCGGGGACATCAAGCCCGAGCTTTTCGTAGACCTGCGCCCGCTTGACAGGCAACCCGATCTTCACGGCGCTCTCGACATTGCGCATCCAGGCGGTCATGTCCTCGGCCTCGGGCCGCGCGATCACCAGGCGCGGATAGGCGGACAGCCGGCCGAAGTTGAGTTGCATCCAGGGCTGGATCAGCTGGCGGTTCAGCGTTGCCGACAGGGCCCGCGCGTCGGCCCGTTCGATGTCCTCCTGGACCTGCCGATGTTCCCTGCCCGATCCGAGGCCGCCCACCTCGGCATCGGTGGTCGCGGTCTGGCCCAGGACTGCCTTGCTGATTTGACGGTCGAGCCATTCCGCGCGGTCGAGGTAAAGGTCGGAGGAGGCGGCGACGTTTCCGGTCTCCACGAACTCGATCCGCATGGACTCCGGGATGATGGCGGCGCAGTCCCCAGCGATGTTTGCCACGGCGCGGAACAGCGTTTCGCGGTCCTTGTCACTCGCCCCGGGCCCGTATTTGCCCAGCCGAAGCGGCTGGCCGTAGGTCTGGGTGAAGATCGCCCAGTCGCGCAGGGTGTAGGCCTTGAACATCCAGCCCCATGCGGCCACCCGCGCCAGGCCGGACCGCAGCGGCAGACCCGACTTCGCCGGGATCGCGGCCCAGATGAACTTGAACGCAGGCAGCGGCACCTCCGCGCCCTGCGCGTCCAGCATCATCGGGGTGATCAGATCATGCCGGGCGAAGCGGAACCAGCGCGGATCGCGATGCTCCAGCCGCTCGGGGACCCAGCTCGCACCGTCCCGTGCCCAGATGATCTCGGTCGCCGAATAGCCCTTGCCCAGGCAGTCGAGGATCTGGAAGATCTCGTCTTGCAGCTCGTCGCGCTTGAGCCACTCGCGCACCATGTCGGCGCGGGCCACGTCCTCGGCCGCATCGCTCGCCGCTTCGACGGTGATCTCAAGCTGGCTGACCGCGCGGCGACGGGTGCCGAGTACAGCCAGATAATGCGGATCGCGCTCCTCGATCGTCTCGGCCAGTTCGAGGTAGCGGACGGGATCGCCCGCGTCGGCCTCGCGCAGGATCGCGGCCAAGCGCTGCGGGTTGAGCCCGTCGGCCGGATAGCCGGTCAGGGGCGAGCGCACCCCGCCCAGGGTCGGGGCCGCGACCTCGGCGGTCAGGGTAGACGGCTGGACGGGATTGCCCCACTGGTCGATCAGCTGCGGTTGGCGCGCCATGTCGGCCCTCCAATATCGTCATTGTGTGGGGATCGGTCCGTCGTTACCTGTCCTCACACCCATCCCCCCAGCTTGGCGCCCATCGGCGGTTGCCACCAGTCGCGGACCGGCGCGTCGTCGTGCCGAGGCAGCATCTCGAAGATGCCGTCGGTGGCACTGCCGCGCGGGCCCGCCGCCCGGTAGGCGTATTCGACCCAGCGCATCCGGCTGGCGAAGTGGGCGAGAGCCAGCGCGATGGCATAGTCGCCGTGGCGGCGCTTGCCCTTCTCACCTTCGCGGGCCGGCGGCACCCGGGGCGTCCCGCGCACCACCTTGACGGCGCGCAGGTCGGAGAGGTGTTCTGCATCCCGCGCGATGCTGATCGCGTCATCCTCGAAGGCGGCCTTCAAAGGCGGCATGTGCAGCCGATACCAGTCCTCGGTGAACTTGATCGGCCAGATGATGCCGGTGCTGTCCTCGCTTTCCCGCAGGCCGAAGATGCGGCCCATGTCCTCGGCCACGGTCCAGCCCATGCCGGTCGCGTCGAAGGCTGCGCCGATCAAGCGATCCTGCACGGCGGACAGCACCTCTCGCACGATGGCCTTCTGCTCCTCACCGGGCACGCCGCGCATCTCGATCACCAGCGCTTCACGCCGCTTGAGGTTCTTCTCGATCGCCAGAAGGTCAAGGACAGACAGGTCCGCCACTCGGGCAAAGTCGAAGCCTGCAGAATACTGCAGAGCCGGAGGCAGCGCCTTCAAGGCGGCTCTCAGGTCGTCCATGAAGGGGGCGACAAGCTCGGCGCGGGTGAGTCGATCAAGTTGCAAGAAGTTTGGCGGCAGATCGAGCCGCAGGACAGGAGCATCGGCCGTCATGCGCGCCTCGATCAGCGGCGCGGTGAGCCATGCGCCCGAGCCCATCGACGGGATGCAGAAAAGCTCCTCGTCCGCTCCGTCGCGGTAGAAATCGATGATCTTCTGACGCCAGGCCGCTTCGGCTTCCGGCGTCCACCTGTCTCCCGTGACGAGGCAGATGCGCCGATAGAGCCCGTCTCGCAGCGCCTGGTCGAAGTCGATCCGCAGGTGGGCATAGGGCGACCGGCCCGCCAGGATGTCCTGCACCTTGACGTTGAAGGGGTTTTCGGAGCCGTCATGGGTCGAGCAGACGACGACCTGACCGCCCCACATCAGGAAGGCCATCGCGGCCTTGATGAGCTCGTCCAGGTCGTCAACGAAGGCCGCCTCATCAATGATCACGACGCCCTGCTTGCCTCGCAGCCCGCGCGGCGCCGAGGACATCGCGATCACCTCGAACCCACTGGCAAAGGCGATCCGGAAAGCCTTGATGGACCTGTCTCCTGCAGCATCGCCATCGGCGAAAAGGAACTCCTCCTGCGCGGCCGCCGCAATGCTGAAGGCGCGGGCCCACATCGCGCAAGCGTCAATGAACTCCCGCGTCATCTCCTGACTGTAGGAGATATACATCACGTCCATCCCGCGCGCACGGCGCTCGCGCCCGGCCCGCAGGACGGCATAGGCCGCCAGTCCCCAGGTCATCCCGATCCGGCGCGACTTCTCGATGAAGAGCACTTCGACACCGACCGTGTCAAGCAAGCGGACGGCCTCGGCCTGATACGGCAGGAGGATCTTGGGCAGGCCGACCTGCGCCACGACCTCTGGCATGGCCTCCGTCACCTCGCGGCGCTGCCGTTCCCATTCGGCGCGGGTGACCGGCGCCATCACGTCACCACTCCCAGGATCTGGGTCTTGATCGCCTCCGCCGTCTCTGCGGTGATGCCCTTTGCGCTGGCGACCCTGTCCACGACATCTGTGACCTGAGCTTTGAGCGCCGCCTTCGATTGCCGATCCACCACGACCGCCTGCGCCTGCACGGCGGCCCGGAAAGCATCTGCCAGCATCCGCACGGCAGTGGCAGATGTCTTGTCGTCGTGTTCGCTGATGATGTGCAAAATCAGGCTCTTGAGCGTCTCGGCCGTCATCAGGGTCAGCTCATCGCTTTCCTTGGAACCGATCTTCTCGGCAATCGCAGCGACGATGGCGCGGGTCTCGTCCAGGCGACGATTGAGGCGGGCGATCCGCACGGCGTGGCGGTGGAAGGCATAGAAGGACGGGATGGCGAACTGCAGCTTGCCTTCATGCTCAGCCATCA